TTGGTGCGCTCGTCCATACCCCTCAAAATCTTCATCAATTCGTCTGTAGCAGCAGTATCAAGGGAAGAATCGAATACTTCGTCAAGGATGAGGAGATTGGTCGATGCAGAGTTTTTCATCTTGGCAATATCACGCCAGCAAAACAGCAAAGATAGGTCAATTTTCTGCTTTTCACCCTCTGAAAACGATGCATAAGAGAATACATCACGACAACGAGAAAGAATCTTCTCATTGAATTCTTCGTCCAGTGTGAAGTTGACAAAGAAGTCCATGGACTGCAGATATTTATTGATTAAACTGTTAAAAATAGGCACAAATTTACTAATAACCTTACTCTTAATGCCACTGTCTCTGAGGAGGGTGGATACAATTTTTAGGTTGTCAAACTCTTTGCTAACGCCAGCGCAACGCTCTACATTTTCAGCAAATTCTAGCTCATATTGGTCTAATTTTACCTTTTCTGAATCAATATCTGGAGTCTCTTTGTTGCACTCGGCCATGATGTTTTCATTCTCTTTAAGCAGTCGTGCTACCTGCTTATCAATGCTCAGATTATCGCTCTGTAATTCAATAATTGACTGCCCATAACCCTTTAGATCACGCAGTTTGTCATAGAGAAGACTGACTTGCTCATCGATCTTTTTATAACCATCATTGTACTTGACACGACGTGACTCAGCGTCCACCAGTTGACGATGTTTATGCTCTTCTTCTAGGGTTTGACTGCATGTTGGACACTTATCATGCTTGGTATAAAACTTATGATCTTTCTCTGCCTTATTTTTATTCTGCTCAATCTTAGATCGCATGTCACGAAGACTTTCATACTTCTCCTGCACGTCAGCCTGACTGCTAACACTCTGTGCTAGCACACTCATAGAGTGATCATTCTCTTTCTTGCGTGTATTCAGATTGACAATGGTATCTTCGTTGGTAGTAAACTTATTGTGCAGTTTTTGAATCATTCCTTCCTGCAACTCAGTGAGTTTATGGATGGATGCACGTTGGTGATTTAATTTTGTCTCACAAATCTCCAGCGTGTGCTTACATGCTGTGAAATTATCCTTATTATCTTTGACTCGATCCTTCAGGATCGCATTCATTTTTGAGAAGATCTTGATGTCCAGTAGGTCTTCGACCACCTCTCTTCTGTGAGTAGCAGGTAACTGCATAAAAGGGACAAAAGTTGAAGAACCAAGAATAACCACTTGAGTGAAAGACTTGTAGTTAAATTTGAGAATGCTCTGCTCAAGATATTTCTGGTAGTCCTTGTTTGCAGCGGACTGATCAAGGAGTTGTCCGTTTCTATGGACCTTAAATACGTTGGGTTTGATGCCTCTGATGACATGATAGTTTACCTTACCAATAGAAAACTCAACCTCTACGACGCACTCCTTCTCATTTACACTGTTGATCAGTTGAGACTTGCTAATTTTACGGAAAGGTTTATTAAATAGCACAAAGCACAGGGCATCCAACATAGTGGACTTACCTGCGCCGTTGGACCCGACAACAAGATGTGACTTGGACTCGTTGAGAGTCATTTCTGTGAAGGTATTACCTGTGCTCAGGAAATTCTTCCAACGAATCTTTTCAAATACGATCATTTATCTTGCGGTGGCGGGATAACAAATTCATCAACATCAATAATGGTAAAACGATAACCATATTGACGACAATTTTCTTTAACAGTTGCCTCGTCTACCTCCTGGACGGAGAGATCACGAGGGTATTCATCTGCCTTCAGCATTATATAATAACGTTCTGCGTCATCCTTGTCAACGAATAACTGGACGACTCGCTCCATGGCTTCATCATCTCTAACTGCATATACTCCACCTGATTTATTGTCAGTCAGGACAAACATTAGACCTCCAACGCTTCCACATAAAGGGACTTAAGAATACCAAAGATCTCGTCGTGATTTTTATACTCAGAGACACACGATTCTAGGATAGAAAGGGTGTCTTCAACCTCAATCTCTTCATCAATTTCACCCACCTCCTGAGTCATGTCTTCAACAATCTTCAGGTCTGCTAGGTCAATCTGCTGAAGTTTCCTTACGCACCGATCAAACTTAACTTGATCCTTCTCAGATCCTACAATTAGTTTAACATAGGTCCCTTCCAACTGTGAGAAGGTAGAGACATCAATGTCATCCTTATAGTAAACCTTATTGAAGGTGTTATATGGATTTGCGATGAATTCCATCGACAAATCATCTGTATTTAGGACATGAAATCCACGATCATATCCATAATCATTCCAATATAATTGATAAGGGTTGCCGAGATATTGAATAGGACCCTGCCTACTCTTCATATGATAGTGACCAGAGCATGTCAGGTCAAACTTTTCAAAAGGAGAGCGATCAATACCATGGTCCATCTTAAGACCAGGGATAACTTCAAACCCATTCAACTCAAGGTGTCCTAGACACACTCGTGCCTTGGATGCTTTCACCTTTTTCATGACTTGATCCTGATTTTCAGGACAAATCCATGGCAGGAGAAGGAAGTTTGTCTTACCAAACTTCTTAGAGGTAGGTTCTGTGATAACTTCAATGTTGTTGTAGTCACCCAGCAACAACTCAGGTGCATTTACCTTAAGAGTATTCTTGTAATAGATGTCATGATTACCCACCAACATAGACATACGGATGCCACGCTCAGCGAGTGGATCAAACCACATCTTTCTTGCTGCTTCCAGTGAGTTAAAATTCACATACTTTCGACGATCAAAGGTATCACCTAGGCACAAGACCTGAGTAATACCTTCTCTGTCAATATATGGGATAACTACGTTTTCATAAAATTTCTGATACAGTTTGGTGTAAAAAGAATTGTCATTCCTTACACCAAAATGCTGATCAGTTATCAATAGAATCTTCATTCCTTTTACCATTCTCTAGATCACGGAGGCGGCGACGCCAATAACCACGGTCATTTCTATCGGAGCAGGGGTTGTCACGCTCTTGGGCGTCATGCAACTCTTGATTTCCGTCTCGTGCCATTACAGTTTAACTCCTTGTGTAGTGTTTACGACTCTAGTGTACAAATGCATTGTATCCTCTTGGAGGCACTTGAGGTGCCACCTAGTCATCTTAAGCACACCCTCATATGTGGCACCTGTAAGAAAGTTAGCGCCAAGGGGATCCTTAAGGACACTGGTGTAAAGACCGAATCTAGTCTTCTTAACATAGAAAGCATCATCGATCCACTCAGTGTCTGGGGGAATGATCTTCTCAATCGTTGGGTTAGATCCCAGCGATGTAGCAAGGGTCGATCTCTTAGTTGTAGTCGAAGTTTCCATTGAAGTTGATAGAGATTGCTACCCGCTTTCCAATCGCAGGTTGTGTGCGATGCCTTAACCAACCAGGAAACAAAAGGAAGTCACCTGTGGTGCATGGCATCGACTGGGATAGTATAGCATCATCTACTGATTTGGCAAGGGGGGTAAAGCGACGGATGTGATCAAGGGGATCACAAAACTCAATGTCGCCGCCCTCACCCTTTTTCAAATAGAAGACCGATGCAACATGTGCTTGGCGGATGCCAGCACTATGCGAGTGCTCCTGTGTGAAGTCACCGTCTATATGTAGGTTAGCCCATGATGCGACTGGTTGGATATGTGCAGGGCAATACCCTAGGTCTTTGTCCCAGTATTCAATTACATGAGGGATCATCTGACCCACAATCCAATCGAATTCTTTATAGACATGTAAATCTAATATCTGCTCACCAGTACTTACACCTGTCTCACCTGACCAAGCACCTTTTTCACACGAGTCCCATATGTCGCGTAGGATATCCCACGTCAGTTGGATTTCTCTTGCAGTGCCAGAGATAAAACCTTTCTTTATTGGGATATCAAACATTAGTTTCGCATATTGGTTTCGATTCTACTCTTAATTGAATTCATGTCAGCATGGTTGTCATTCTCATCTGAGTGGAAGACTTGATCGTAACCATTCTTCTCAATGAGTTTGTCACGAATGTCCATCTGACGCTTCTCTTTGGCAATACGACGCAGAAATGCATAGTAAACAATCTGTGTGAAGTATGCGAAAGGATTCTTACTCTTAGCAGGATCGAAGTTATCGATGTATTGGACACAATTTTCTACACCATCGGAGATCATGTCCTCCTTATACATGTAGTTAATAAAATTAGGTCTATATGACAGGTGGGTGGCAATCTTCAAGAAGCAATCCCCTAGGTAGTGAGTGATCCTAGGTTTAGGTCTGTCTTGTAGCTTTGCAGTCTCAACTGCTTCTCGATACTTAACGATCTCGCTAAGAAACTTTTTGTTATCAACGTAATGTTGTTTTTTCTTAGGAGGCATTACAGTCATATTTAATTTTTCTCACAGATACATTATAAAGGTTTATGTGTGAAAGGTCAAGCTTGACAACTCTAATAATAATAATTATACTCAACCATGTAAGGGTTGGAAACAAATACTACTTAGAGCTATTCTTCCACTGATCCTCTAGTCGTTTTCTCATCTCTGAGACTTTACCGACTAGACCCATGTTTTCATTCACGGGCACACCAGGATCAGGATCACCATCATCTCTGCCTTCTTTCCTCCACCACATCTTGTACATCATGATTGCCTCTGTAGACATCGGGGCAATAGTTACAATATCTGGCTCTTGGATAATATAAAATTCTTCATCTGCCCAAAGCATCCACTTTGTGAAGCCTGCTGCTAGACCCATCTCACCATCGGGTTTCTCTATTGGGGTGAGAGTGGGGCACAAGGGGTCAGACACATATACCATAGTACAGTTATCTTCATTGGTGGCGATCATCGATCCCATTACTTCCTCACCAGACACCAACTTGACGATGCCGTAGAATTCGTTGTCGTGACGGATGTAGTTAATCATTTTCGTAGGTTTACCTTAGTGATTTCATAATCAAATTTCTCTTCCTCATAGATTTTCAATCTTTCAATGAGGTGACGGAGAGTATAGTTGTGTCTGCTACCTCGGGAGCAATCATCGGCAATGTCATACAACACTGCCTGTGCTTTGTTATCTCCTTTACGCAAGACACGCCCAATAGACTGGAGGTTTCTTACTCTTGATTTGGATGGACTCGCAAAGATTACATTATGTAGGTTGCGAATGTTGATGCCTGTAGAGAATGTGCCGTAGGATGCAAGGATGATTGCATT